TGGTATGAAGAAACAGGTATTAAATTACCCAACGAGTTTATTTTCTTTTCTGGAAATACCGGACTAGAAAGAAAAAATTTAAATAAATCGTATATTCAAAAATGGGAACAAGAAAATAATTTAGATCTCCCAGTTATCTCTCCTGATTGGATGTGGGATATTAAAAAAATTCCTATGTCATTTGCTGCTGATATAATGAAAAAAGCAACATATAGAATATTGGCTGATTCTGCGTTATACCATGTAGCTCACGCTTTAGATCTTGATGTTGATATAGCTTATTTTCAAAGAGGACAAGAAGTCTGGGATGTAGTAAAACCATTACACTTTAATTATGAAAAGGTTATTTATAATGCTTGAAAAACCACCGTTTGTTAATGATCATTGGTTAGATATACGTCATGTATCTATAGTAGATGCTTTACCTGTATATGGAACAAAAAAAGAAGTTCTTAATGTTGGTTGCGGAGTACCGCAATTAGATCAATATTTAGCAGATATAGGCTGGGACGTTACTCCGACTGATTATATTCCAGAACGTAATAAATACCCAGAGTTCGAAGAAAGAATGAAAGCTCGTGGAATTACATTAAAAGTAGTAAATACAAACATATTTGATCTTTCAACTTTTCCAAAAGATTCTTATGAGTGTGTGATATGTTCTGAAGTATTAGAACATTTAGTAGATTATAAAAAGGCTTTTGAAAATTTACTACAACTAACTGAACGAAGACTAATTTTAACATTTCCTTGGGCTCGTTCTTTTATGGATGCTGCACCCCCGCCAAAAGGGCATTGTAACTTTTGGAACGATGACGGAACAGCGGGCTATAAAAATGTACACGAACTAGTAGAAATGGCAAGACCCTATGCAACTTCTGTGCAAAAAATTAGAACAAAACCAAAAGATGTTGAATTAAATCAACTAGATTATTTAATTATAGTTGATAAACAACAGGCATGGAATGTATAGTATAAGGAAAAATAAAAATGGAAATTATTCAACATCAATTATTAGGTAAATTACATTTTCCAGAATCAGCTGTTGGCGATATGAGGTATATTAGCTCTTTCAAAGAAACACCGCCATACTATGAAACTTTTAACTTATTTAAAGATTATATTACACAAGATAGTGTCTTTTTTGATATTGGTGCTCATTTTGGTTGTATATCACTTCAATATTTAAAATTATTAGAGGAAAAAAATATAACAGCTGAAGTATGCGCTTTTGAAGTTAATCCAGTGGTTTATGATTGCTTATCTAAAAATTTGTTAGCAAACCACGGAAACTATAACAACAAAGTTAAGTGTTATAATAAAGCTGTGTCTTATTCAGATAATGAAAAAATTAGCTATAATATTCCTGCACCCTTAACAGGATTTACATGGGATAGTTATGGTTCTTTTGGAATTGAAAATGGAGGCCCAAGAACAGATCAATTTATTGATATAGAAACCCTATCTATTGATAATTTAAATAAAAAAGTAGACATTGTTAAAATTGATGTAGAAGGCTATGAAAAAAATGTTCTTTTAGGGATGAAAAAAACAATTATGAATTATAAACCAGTAATAGTAATTGAACTTAATCACAATTCCGAAAAAGATAAAAGTTTTATTCTAAATTTTTTAAAGGAATTAGGTTATTCTATTAAAAAAGAAAACGGAAAAGATGATTATCTTTTTACATATGATACAGAAGGGTAATAAAAATGGAAGAGTATTTAAAAAGCGGTACAGAAAAATTTCTACAACTAGTAGGTGATATAGATGTATTCATAGACTGCGGAGTAGGCATAAAAGGAAGCGAAGCGTGGACAATAAACAGGCTTCGTCCTGATTGTGAAATTATCGGATTTGAACCAGAGCATAGAAGGTTTGATGAATTATCTAAAATTTTTCCAGGAGAGCTTATAAAACTAGCTATCGCAGAAAATGATGGTACAATAGAAGGATTTATGGGGCACGAAAAGGGTAAAGCTGATTTTTGGTTAATTGCCGGAGAAAATGCTCCGGCAGGTTCCTATATAAAAGAAGAAGTTAAATGTACTAGACTAGATACTTTTATAAGTGATAGAGGGCTACAAGATAAAAAAATTGCAGTATGGGCAGACATAGAAGGAAGCGAACTCATAATGCTAAGAAGTTGTGGGGTATTTTTAGATTCTATCGTAGGTTTTAATTTAGAGATGCACCCTGATCATATTCAAGAACAGAAATCATATACCCGTCAAGAAGTAACTGACTACTTAGAACAGAAAAACTATATAAAATATCATAACTATGGTAGTGACTTTGCCTTTATAAATAGGAAATACCAATGAAAGTTTTTGTTACAGGGGTCGGAGGATTCTTAGGACACCATATCGCAGTTCGTATGCACGAATTAGGATGGAAAGTAGCAGGTAATGATACTTTTATAGGAGGAGAAGAAGATAATGTTCCTTCTTTTGTAGATTTTACTCTAAGTGATTGTTGCGATTTTAAAGCGATGAAAAATGCAATGGAAGGTTGTGATTTAGTTTATCACTGTGCTGCAACAGCACACGAAGGATTATCTGTATTTTCTCCTTCATTTATTACTCGTAATATATTTGAAGCCTCTGTCACTACTTTTTCTGCAGCAATTGCTGCAAAAGTAAATCGTATAGTGTTTTGCACATCAATGGCGAGATATGGAGAGCAGAAACCTCCTTTTACAGAAAATATGAAACCGTCACCAGTAGATCCTTATGGGATAGCTAAGGTAGCCGCAGAAGATGTTTTAAAAGTATTAGGAAAAGTTCATAACATAGAGTGGAATATAGCAGTACCTCATAATATAGTAGGAGAATATCAAAAATATGATGATCCCTTTAGAAATGTAATGAGTATTATGTTAAATAGAAATCTTCAAGGTAAGCCTTCTATTATTTATGGTGATGGAGAGCAAACACGTTGTTTTTCTTATGTAGATGATTGTGTACAATGTTTAGAAAAAATGGGCACACAAGAAAATATTGTATATGAAACTATAAATATCGGTCCGGACGAAGAATCAATCACTATTAAAGAACTAGCCGAATTTTGTGCAAACGAAACAGGACTAAATCAAGACCCAATTTATTATACGCAAGGAAGACCACAAGAAGTAAAGCACGCTACTTGTTCTTCTGATAAAGCAAGAAAACTATTAGGGTATAAAACAACTACTACGGTTGAAGAATCGGTAACAAAGACAGCAAATTGGATTAGAGAAAAAGGTACAAAACCTTTTAAGTATCATTTACCTTTAGAAATTGTAAACGAAAAAACTCCTAAAACTTGGACAGAAAAGAGATTTTAATGTTATCTAGTAGTGAGTGGTCATCATTAATGGTTCTTAGATCTGAATTAGAAGATTTAAAAATACAAAATATACACCCAAACAAAGAAACTAAAATTGTTATTAACTGGTTAGAAAACAAAGTTACAGAACTAGAAAAGAGGAAGCCCTAGTGTTTACTATTATTACTCCATATGTGTTTGATGAAGAGATTGCAGAATTTAAAAATAAACTACCGTGGGGAGTTCCTGCACTTTTAGAAAAAGATACAAACAAAATAGGCCCAGATTTAATGTATCAAAAGTTATGGAATTCGTGCGATACAGATATTTTTATTATGCATGCAGATATGGCTCCTCACGAAGACGCAGAAGATTGGGATGAAAAACTATTAGAATATGTAGAAAAATACCCAGAAGCAGGAATACTAGGATTAAAATTGATATATCCTGGATCTCATAATAATAAGCAAGTTATTGAGTGTGCTGGCGGTAAATTTACAGATAATAAACCGGATCACTATGGGTCTGGGTTAGAATTATTTAGTGGTCATAAATGGAAAGAACTGGAATATGATGAAGGCCAGTATGATAAAGTACGAGAAGTTGCTTGGTATACTTTTGGAGGTATTTATATTAGAAGAGAGTTACTAAATAGAGTAGGAGACTTTGATCCTAGATATCTTTGGAGTTATAACAGAGATGTTGATTACTCTTTAGAAGCTAGAAAAGCTGGTTGGAGAATATATCAATTACCTATTCCAATGTATCATTTTCAAAGTAAGGATGTAAAAAGAATTAAAACACAAGAAAATGTTGACGCAGAGTTGCATAATCTTAATGTTTTACAAAATAAATGGGCAAACAGTCCTTTTTATAGTACTGTAGATAGGGTAGCAAAAAAATGAAGTCTAAATTAGTAAACTATGAACAACTTGAAGAAATGTTTAAAAAACACGATGTAGACAATAAGATGTCTAGCACAATATCATCCCAAGTTTTTGAAAAACTATTTGTAGTAGTAACAACTATTCTTATAGTCTTAGTAGGAATATCTTTGTTTATAATTATGTTTCCCTTTTTTATAGTAGAAGCACTTTTAATAGGAATTTATAGAGGAATAAAAAATGCAAAAAAAATCAGCGATTAGTTTAATTAGTTACGACGCAGAGTATTTACCTGCAAGTATTATGTCATATTATGCTTATGTAGACGAGATTGTGTTAGGATTAGATAAAAATAGAAAAACTTGGGCAGGCAATAATTTTAGCTTCGATGAACAAGATTTGTTTAAAAAACTATCTGTAATTGATGGAGATAATAAAATTACTGTTGTTGAAGAAGATTTTTATAAGTCTGATGTCTTTATTAATAACGATAATTATGAAAGAAATTATTTAAAAAGTCATTGTTCACATGATTGGTTATTTAGTTTTGACGCAGATGAAGAATTATTAAACGCTAATCATTTTTTTGAAAGCTATTTACCTCTTGTAGAGCCTTACTATAAAGATTATGATTTAGCTTTTAATTGGTTTTTACCTTATAAAGAGTTTGAAGACAGTTACTTAGTAATTACAGATGAGAGAGGTAATTGGAATTTACAAGAAACTCAAGGATTTGCTAATTGGAAAAACTATGAATTTGTTTATGCTCGTTGGACTAATAATGCTCAAGGAGCAAAAAGAGTACTTGCAACCCCTCTAGCTATTTTACATTGGAGTATTTGTAGAAAAGAAAAAGAATTAAACCAAAAAATTCATAATATAGGTCATGCAGATATTGTTGATGAAGATCCGTTCTATGATATTTGGAGAAATATTAATCTAGGTAATTTTAATGAATTACGTAATTTTAAAACTTCAGGATTCGGTGACCCATCTCAGTGGTCGAGACTTACACAGATCTCAAAAGAAGAATTTAGAAAAAAAGCAGTAGAACAAGCAAATATGATTGGAATTTAAAGATGAGAAAAGTAGAAATAATTGGTAAATTTTTTGATAACCACAGTCTTGCTATCATTAATAGAAAGCTTGCAATTGGTTTATCAGAAGTAGATAATATAGAGGTATTTATTAATCCTCTAGACCAGTATGATCCACAATATAATGTGTCTAGCACTGATTTAAAAGCACTAAAAAAGTTAATGAAAAATATGGATGAAGAACCAGATATTCAAATTAGACACACCTATCCTCCAATATGGAAATGGCCTGTTTCTGATAAAACAAAAGTATTTCAAATTCAGCCTTGGGAATATAGAAAGCTACCTTTTGAATGGCAATATAAGTTTGAGACTTTTGTAGATAAAGTTATTACCCCTTCTAATTGGACTGCAAACATATATAAAGACGCAGGACTAAGACCTAATAAGATAGAAGTAATTCCAAACGGTTATGATACAAAACATTTTAATACTAAAAATAAAAATTTAAATGATAAATATACATTTGTCTTTGTTGGAAACGCTCAGTGGAGAAAAGGGTTAGATATTTTACTACAGATATGGAGTCAAGTGTTTAAAAAAGAAGATAATGCAAAATTGATTATTAAAGACAACCCTGCTGTTTATGGTGATTATAAAATTGTACCTCAAATTCTTAAATTACAGTATGATACTGGGTGCGCAGAGATTGAGTATAATGACAAACAAATGAGTGAGATTGATATGAGCCGTATGTTTAAATCTAGTCATACAGTAGTACATCCTTATAGAGGAGAGGGTTTTGGTATGCATATTCAAGAAGCTATGGCTTGTGGTTGTTTTCCCCTAGTAACAGGAGACGGTCCTACAGATGAATTTGTTAAAGATGATCTTTGTAGAATTCCTCCTAAATATGTAACTGTAAAAGCAGATGATCCTAAAGTTATGATGATGAAACCAGGAGATGCTTTAACAACAATGGGGGGACACGCTATTGCTACAGAACCTGATATTCATGATTTAGCAGGTAAAATGAGAGCGTGTTATGATAGAAATATAACAGGTAGAGATTATTCAAAAGATTTATTTACTTGGGAAGATATAGTAGAACGCTACGCCGCGTTAATCAACTCCGTTGATATGGACGAACCTACTGCCAGAATTTTGGCGCAAGGGTGGCGTGCTACTTGAATGCACTCCGTGCATATACAAATAACGCATGATAATTTAGGGAAAGCCATGTGACATCTAGATTAAATTGCGTTAAATCTACGATTTAGTTAATTTAAGTACGCTGTTAAATACGAGTATAAAGTAACATAAATTTTGACAAAGCGCAAATATAAAATTTTTACTCTTGATATTAAGCTGTACTAAAAGAAAGGAAAACATGGAAAACGAAACAGAACGTAGTTTTGGAACTGCGTACAAGAAAGCAAACGGAAATGAGATTCGTGTAACCTATAACGAATTTCGAGGAGTCGCCTATGTTCACATTCGTGAATATAATATGGACGGCGACTCGGGAAATTGGTATCCTACGTCTAAAGGCTACGCCTTACTCGCAGACGAAACTACATCCGTGGCTAAACTACTAGATGAAGCTGCAGAACACGCAGCTCGCAGACATAGAAAAGGAGGTTCGCATGAGCGTGAAAGCGTGGAGTGATGAACAAGAGGCAGAATTAATTCGCCTCTACACAGAAAATAATACAAAAGACGTAAACGAACTTGGAGAGCATTTTGGTAAAGGATATCGAAGTGTAATTTCTAAACTTGTACAACTACGTATTTATGAAAAGCCTTCAGACGAAGATAGTGAAGGATCGCGAACAGTAAAAACAATGCTACGTGATTTAGAAACAATGCTTGATATTGAGATTGAGGGAACTAATCTTAATAAAAAGTCTAATTTAACCAATCTAGTTGTGGCGCTTGAGCGTAAACTAGCAGAAAAAGACGTTTAGACATTGCTTATTCCTCTTTCTTATGATATTATATATTCAAGATTGAAGGAGAAACTATGGATTATTCGGAACTCAAAAATTTAGTCAAGAAGCTGTCGCATGAATACTATGACCTGGCTCACCCATCAGTTTCTGATGAAGAGTGGGACGCTCTATATGATCAGTTGCATACTATCGAATCTCGTCAAGGCTGGAAAGATAGTGACTCTCCTACTCTACGTGTTGGAGGAGAAGCCGGTAAAGTGCGTCATCCTTTCAAGCTATACTCACTTCAGAAAAGTTATGATTCTACAGAGATTGGTTCTGAATTTAATGTTAGAGTTCCTAAGCTTGATGGAACTAATCTTTCACTTATCTATCGAGAAGGCAAACTCGATCTAGCTCTTACTCGCGGTAATGGCGAGTATGGAGAAAATGTTACTCACCTAATGAAACACTGTGCAGGTGTTCCTCAAAAAATATCAATTGATTCTGCGGTAATTGTTGGTGAATGTGTCACCGATAATACAGTAGACAACTTTCGTAACTATGTTTCTGGCGCACTCGGATTGAAGAGCGCTGATGAGTTTTCTGAAAGATCAATTCGTTTTATTGCCCATGATTATCTCGGAGTTCGTACAGACTATCGTGCAAGAATGTCAATAGTAAAAAATGCGGGCTTCAATATTATTTTTGAAGAAGATTTGTGTGGACAATATCCGCAAGATGGTGTAGTATATAGAATAGATTCATGGAGCGAGTGTGATCGTTTAGGATATACTTCAAAATATCCACGATTTGCAATTGCTCTTAAAGAGAGGGGAGCATTACTTGCCGTTACTCGTCTACAGTCAGTAGATTGGGTGGTTGGCCGTACTGGTGCAGTTAATCCTGTAGGACATGTTGATCCTGTAGAAATTGACGGAGCACTAATCTCACGTGTTACTCTACACAATATAGAATTCATTGAATCACATAAACTAGGCGTTGGAGACTTAATTCAGATCGAACGCTCTGGAGGAGTTATCCCTAAATTTATCAGTGTTTTAGAAGCTCATCCTAGCTCTCAGACTATTGATAAACTTCATGCAGAACAAGCTATTGGGTGTACACTTCGTCGTCAAGGACCAAAACTATTTTGTGATGATGATTCAAAACTTTCTACAGTAAAATTACTTGAACACTATATTAGAATAATGGAAATTAAAGGTGTTGGGCCTGCTTCCATTAAGAAGATGGGGTTAACTCATCCAGTAGACTTGTATACTCCCCAACCTTGGCATATTCTTGGAGCAAACGGTTCTAAAATACAAGACGAACTTGATCGTTCTAAGACAAAGCCTTATTCTCAAGTGTTGGCTTCTTTAGGTATTCCTGGAGTAGGTCGATCAATGTCGAGAGATATTGTATCTATTTTACCTCAGTTCTCACAATTACGAGAGATTGAATACCAGACAATAGCAGGCGTCGGTCCTAAAACAGTTGAGAATATACTAACTTGGCTAGAAGTAAACGAAGAATGGGTAGAAACACTTCCTGTTCAACTAAAACAAGATTTAAGTATCGAACGAGTTTTAGATACTTCTAGTAATAAAAAAGTTTGTGTTACAGGCAAACTTGATATGACACGTAATCAGATATCAGAGCATCTAGCTCAGTTTGGATATCAAGTTACTAATACTGTAACAAAAGACTGCGTAGCTTTAATCAGTGGTGATGATAATACTGCTAGTTCAAAAGCAAAACGTGCGGAATCGCTAGGCATAAAAATTATTAATTATTGGAATAATCGTGCAGAGATTCTTAAAGGAATTGTTTAACAACAAGCAATTACTTTAACTTTTTACTTGGTTATAGCTGAATTTCTCTGATATAATCAATTCATAAAGTTGAGAAAAGAGTTTTTCAACTTCAAATAAAAAAACTAAAACCAACCAACCAACAAAAAAGGAAAATTAAAATGAGTAAATTTGAATATACTGATGAAATGGTAGCTCGTATGGAATCAGCTTGTGCTGGCGGAGTAACTGAAGATATTATCGAGAATCTTTGTGGAGAGTTTGAATTCCCACGTCGTTCTGTAACTGCTAAACTTCGCAAGCTTGGATTTGACGTTCCTAAAAAGCCAGGTGCAGCTCCAGTATTCTCTGCTGAAGAGACTGATGCTCTTGCATCTTTCTTGGGAGAAAACTCAGGTGTCCATACAGCTGAAGAAATTGCTGACGTATTTGCTAACGGTAAGTTCACCGCTCGTCAAATTAATGGTAAAGCTCTTTCACTTGAAATGACTTCTCATATCAAGCCAGCTGAAAAGAAAATCACTCCAAAGACTTTCACTGCAGAGCAAGAAGCTGATATTGAGTCTATGGTTAATGCAGGTAAATACCTTGAAGAAATTGCTGACTCACTTGGACGTCCTGTTAACTCAGTACGCGGTAAGCTTCTTTCAATGGGTTTGAAAGCTGAGCAGCGCGATAAGAAAGCTTCTAAGAGCGATCCATATGAAGGCATCGAAGATATGCTTGATCAAAGTGTAGAAGATATTGCTGAATCATTTGGCAAAACTGTACGTGGTGTAAAAACTGTGCTTACCCGTCGTGGTCTTTCATGCACAGACTATACTCCTAAAGCTAACGAAGGTTAATAATAACTGTTAGTCAAATAAAAAGAACAGGCAGAGGTGAAACCCCTCTGCCTATTTGTGCATAATGAAATTATATACTTTACCTGAAACTTCGATAGATTATATTCTATCTCTTAGCCCACAGCAGCGTTATCTATATCTTAAACAAGTAGCTTTAAGTAATTTTAAAGTTGATGAAACTGATAAAGAGATGCTAGAATCGTTAATAAAAGGGTTAGAAGTTAGTATTCTCTTTGAAAAATTATATCGAAACAACGAATTTTTAAGAAAAAACTTTACAATAGTTTATTCTGATGGTGGACTTGTAAGAAATGTCATACACGATATCTATTACTCAGATGACGAATTAAGTACGCACTAGAATAACTAATTTTGAATATTTCACAAAATTGTAATATTTATATGTTATAATAATAAATAGTAGTTAGAGTTCATAAACTCTGCTATTTTTTTATTTATATATAATCGGAGATAAAAATGAACAATATTTTAAAAGGAGACCATATGAATGGTAACAAAACTTTGGAAAACGGTAAACAAAATGGAACTAGGTAATCCCGTAATTACTACTCTTGTTGGTTTAGTTGTATTCTATATCGGTCTAAAAATGTTTGCAGGCGGCATGAAATCTATGGGAAACATTGAACATCTTGCGTACTTTACACATAGTCCTTTATGGATGTTTGCTGGTGGAATTATTATGACTCTACTTTGGCAATCATCTTCTCTATCAACTACAGCAATTATTGGATTAGTTGCATCTGGTGCAGTACCTCTACCAGCAGCCATTGCTGCAGTGCTTGGTGCTAACATTGGAACGACTGGTACTATTTGGTTGGCAGGTGCTCTTGTCTCAGATGGCATGCCGAAGGGTGATACGTTGCGAATTGCAATGGCTCATACAGGTGTGAATCTTCTGATGGCGATATCGTTGTTACCGTTTGTTCGACCTATTGCGCAATGGATAACTAAAATTACAACATAAAAATAAAATGAGAAAGGCACAAGTCTTTCTCTAATCAAATTATATATTGACAGATGCTCCTGATTAGCGTATTATTAATACATAACTAATCAGGAGTTTTTATATGTACTTTAACAAAACGCAAACCAATTGGCGACTCTCTCAGTGTTGCCAGTGGCATGATAAAACTTTAGCAAAAAGGTACAATTTTGGTACTACTACCAAAACTTACGCCCTCAAAGAAGGCGGTAAAGAAAAAGTACAACAAAAAGCTATAGCAAATAGTAAAAAATTACTCGATATACTGACAACATATTTTCCTAAGCAACCACAAAATTTGCGTGCGTTTAGAATTTCTAGTGAGCTATTTCCTTGCTACACTCTAGAGTTTACACAACCGTGGTATGAAGAAATTTGGGAAGAACTATCAGAAATTCTTAAACTTGCAGGTAATGCCGCTAAAAAACACGGTATTCGTTTGTCTACTCATCCTGCTCAATACACAGTACTCGCATCTAATAATCCAGATGTTGTAACTAAGTCTATCGAAGATCTTGAGTATCATGCTTTGTATGGCTCAATGATGGGATTGCCCGCTCAAGATTTTTCTATGAATATTCACTTACAAGGACTTTATGGAGGAAAACACGAAGATGGTATTAAACGCTTTGCCACACACTTCCCCTACCTATCCGACTATGCCCAAGGATGCTTATCTGTCGAAAATGAAGATAAACCCAACGGATACGACATTAAACACACACTTGAACTTGCCCAACGGATCCCTATCCGCTGTACCCTCGACACACACCACTATGCCTGTCATCGAATGGTTGAGACTGAGAGAGTTAAAGTTGGCGAGAAAACGGTCAATAGGAAAGTGCGAGACGTGGATCATATCTCCCACACAGACGACTATTTCCGTGAAGCTGTCAAGTCATGGAGAGGTGTACGCCCGTTGTTCCACAAATCACAATCCTTTCACCCCGACAATTCAGCTTATTGGATGAAACCTAATGCACACTCAGAAACATATTGGGACGAAGAACTAATGGCAAGACATGTGCCAATGCTTGAATATGCAGACTTTGATATTGAGGCAAAACACAAAGAAGTTGCCGTACAAGGTTTCTATGACTTTATCAAACAAGAAGAAGAGTTTGCAGGAGAAGAACTAAAAACAAAAACAATTTAAGGAGGCGCAATGATATTAGTCTGGATAACCTTCCTAACTGCTATTGCAATTTCTGCAGTAGCTGCATGGTTTAGTGTTATTGGATTGACGCAAATATTTGCGGCAGCTTTTCTGCCTGTCGCAATTATGGGTGGAGTATTAGAATTAGGTAAAGTGGTTGCAGCAGTATGGACACACCAGCACTGGAGCGATTTACAACATATATCTAAAATAATATTAGTTCCAATTGTAGGCTTGTTAATGATAGTTACAAGTTTAGGTATTTTTGGCTTACTGTCCAAAGGGCATAGTGCTCAAGAAATGCCTATTATTATAGTAGAGCAAAAAGTAGCAGTTATTGACACTCAAATTGATTTTTCCACACAAAAAGTAGACAGACTTACACAAAGACTAGAAACTTTAAATAAAGCTATGGGAAAATATATAGAACTTGGAGCAGTATCAAAAGGACTAGATAAAACCCAAAATGATATTTCTGACATTCAATCACAGATACAACAAGAATTAAACATAATTGCAAAGTTAGAACAAGAAAAACTAACAGAAAAATTATCAATTAGCAGTATTGAGGCAGAATTAGGGCCGATAAAATATGTTGCTAATTTAATTGGTGAATCAGATAATTTACAAAACGCTGTTACAATCGTAATATTTATTATTATTTTCTGTTTTGATCCATTAGCCCTAATGTTACTAATTTTATCAGTAGATAAGATTTTTAATAAACAAAAGCTGTTTAATGCAGAAAATCTTACAAAACTTAAAGCTATAGAACTTGCAAAGAAAAGATTAGGACTAACTAGGACACAAGCAGAAAAAATGTCAAAAGAAGCGTTAGTTCAGTTACTAAATAATGCAAGATAAAGATATATTGTATTTGACATCTACCCTCTATTTTGTTATAATATACAAAATGGAGGGTTTTTTAAATGGCAAGAGCGAGAATAAATACAAACGAAATTCCTGAAGCAAAAATCAGACAAGTAATATGGATGATTAAATCAAACAAGACAAAAAAGGCTTGTTGTGATCACTTAGGTATTGCCTACAATACTAAACGATTAGATGCAATCATAGAAGACTTTAGACAAAAAGAAGAAAGACAAAAAGAACTAAAGAAAAAAGCTAGAGCAAAAACTCTTTCTGCAGGTGAAATTAAACAAATAGTTGGAGACTATCTTGATGGAGAAAATCAAAGCGCTATAGCAAAAAGACTTTACATTAGCCCCCAGCGTGTTAAAAAAGTTCTTATGGAAAACAATGTGCCTATTCGTGCAAGAGGTAAAAATAAACCCGCACAAGTTAGTCATGTAGTGCAGAATTTAGATGCTTTGTTTAAAGCAGGAGATAGGGTGTTTGTACCCGAAAAAAATACATTTGCTAAAGTGTATGAAGTTTATGATGAAGAATGGGTAGAGTATTATCGCTCTCCGATTAGAAGAAAATATGTAGAACTTCACGCTATGAAATCAGCAAAACAAAAACATGGTATTGATTTTGAAGGGTATCCTGATATTCATTATCAAATTTATTGGGAATATGATAACGGATCTTCCTGGAAAGAAGATGCTATTATTAGATTAATTAAAAAAGTAGAAACATACATAGAAGAAACCGGTAGAGAAACTTACTTAGCATATATGGAAAGTGATCACGGTGGCTACTTTTCTGGAACTAGAGACAAATTTTATCCTGTAGCGAGCAAATAATATATGAACATTGATCTTCAAAAACTGACAATAAAAAGATTATTGTCTGGACAAAATCATGATTTTTTTACAAAACTAAGTCCTTACTTTTTTTCGGGGGCTAACTCTTCTATCTATAATAAAATTGAATCATACTATAAAGCTAACCTTAAAATACCTTCTGAAGAAGAGTTTTATCTAATAAATAAAGACGTTAATTCTCAAGAATATTTTGAGAACCAAATTGTGGCATCTGGTAAATATACTGATATTGATAATGATTTTATTATTGCCCAGCTTCAAGACCATTTTGTAAGAGAAGAGACTATATCGTTTTTAGATGGTTATATAGACCAGCTAGAAGATTTGGAAAAGATTGAGATTGTAGATAAAATACAAAACCACTTATTAAAACTTAACAGTGCTTTACCTACTTCAGATGAATTATTTGACGTAGCAGATTTAGATTTCTTTCCTAGTGCAGACGATTTTAAACTTTATCCTTCTGGATTAAGTGCTGAATATGATTCTGTTAATGGCGGTTTTGGTTCTCAAGAACTAGTACTTCTTGGAGGTAGAAGAGGCTCGGGTAAATCTATTATTTCTCTAAATTGTTCTATTAATAGATTCTTACAAGGATCAACCGTAGCTTTCTTTAGTATTGAGATGCGATATAAAGAAGTACATGACCGTCTTTTAAGTATAATCAGTGAAGTTCCGTTTCTTGATATTTATAAAAATAAACTAAATGAAGAACAAAAACTAAGATTAGCGAAATCAAAGCTAAACTATTTTTTTGATAATACAGATCAAAAAGCTATAGATTATTATAATGAACTAGAAAAAACAAAAGACTTTAAGGCTTTTGAACAAAAAATGAAGTTCGATAAGCCTGAATATAAAGAAAATCGTTTTTTTATTATAGATGATGCAGGTTTAACTCTTAATCGTATTGATCATTATTGTAATATGTTTCAAGCCAAATACCCAAGGTACACTATGGCTTGTGTAGATTATATTAATATTATTAGACACGAAGATCAAAAAGATTGGAAAAGTCAGATTACTATAGCAGAAAATCTAAAATTAATGAGCCGTAAATATGACTTAACAATGTTTTCTCCTTATCAAATTGATGCGGGAGGAGAAGCACGTTTTGCTAAAGGTATTCTTGATTCTGCTGATCGTAGTTTTAACTTTTTTCCACCAGATGAGAATGGAGACAACAATCGAGTAGCTGTCCATACCACAAAAATACGTAACGGTAGAACTATGAATTTTGATATTGGTATGAATTGGGAGTGTACAAAAGTTGTAGCTTCAGACTCAAATCTTATCAATGAAAAACCTTTTGCGGCCGCAAAATATGGAAGTGAAGAAGATAAACAACCAAAACGTAAAAGAGAAATTGAACGTGATTTGTAATAAAAAAATAGTTATAATATTATGTTTGTTTTCTACAAGTGTATATGCTGAAGGCCGTACATATACAGGTAATGAAGATAAATCACACTGTACATTATGGAACAGAGAAGTATTACGCTGGCCTCAAAAAATATTAGGACTAGAATCAATGGAGTGTAGACGTAAGGCAGTGCCTCCAACTGTTACTAATACTATAACTTGCAGACTTAAAAGACAATATGTAGACCCAGAAACTAATGAACGTATGTGTATATACGAGAGGGGTGCTACAGGACACGCAGATTTAACTGTTGCTATGGACAAATATTTTCAATGTCCAAGAACACAACAGTGTACACAAAGCCCAGGTGGTGGACGTAACACACTAGATTAGGAGAATTATATGAGTATTATGTGTAGAATATTTGGACACAACTATGCAATAACTAGTGCGCTTGGTAACTATACTTTTTGTACTAAGTGTGGAAGTACGTTAACAATCAAAGAGCCGTATACCCTAACACCAGGTGAAAGACGTTACGTACACGGTATATTAATGGAAATGACTGAATTTGGATTAGAGGAAGTGAAACATGCTGAAGAATCTATTAAAAAAGTTTACAAAGAAAAAACCAATGAAGACTTCGAAGAAGGAAACTACGCCGTTCAATCCAAGGACCCGCATGAACAGTGAAAATATGACTGACGAAGATAAGCTAAAACAAGGCTTTAATGGTAGTACTTATAGTATAAATGGAAGAGATGTTGACTTCTGATCGTACAGTTTGGATTATATGGATGATAATTGTACTAATCACGGTTGCAATACTGCCGTTTGTAGTACGTATACAAGGTGTATCAGAATTTTTAGCAAGGTGTTTGGGATAAAATGGACTTAATTGATTTATTAAACGAAAAAAATGTATATTATAAAAAATCTAATAACCCAAGCGAGATACTTATTACGTGTACTTCTGGTGAGCATGTAGATAAAGACCCTAGCTTGAGTTATAATTTAGAAAAAGATATGTTCCATTGTTGGAGTTGTGGTTTTAAAGGAGGTAAAAGACGCTTTCTAGAAAGTATAGGTGTCAGTAGTGCAATAACTTTTGAAACTAAGCAGTCTTTTAAAATTCAAAAACTTAAAAATAAAATTCAAAGGTTGATGGAATTAAATGAGTGTACTATGCCTATAGAATACAGAGCATGGACACAGACGTATAAAGGAATAAAAATAGAAACCTTGAAAGAGTTTAATTTTTTTACTACAGCAGAAATGGGTTTTGAAGATTATATCTGTTTACCTATTTATCAATTTGGTAAATTAAAATTTATTGAAGGAAGATATAGATTTAATTCTAAAAATAAACCAAAATACAATCGTAAACCAAACGGTGTAAATGTTAATAATATAGCCTTCCCACTAGATAAATTAGAAGATAAATCTAAAGTTATTATCGTAGAGGGTATATTTGATATGTTAAACTTATGGCAACACGGAATTAAAAATGTTTTATGCGTTTTTGGTACTCAAAACTTTGGAGAATCGAAAGTAAAATTGTTTGACGATGTAGGTATTAGAAATGTACAAATAATGTTTGATGGAGACGCCGCAGGGCAAAGTGCGGCAGTAAAAATAAGAAATTTATTAACTAAAAATAATATATCATCAAATATTATTAAACTACCTCTAGGAAAAGATCCTGGTCTATTAGTAGCAGATGAAATAAAATCTCTATTGTATAATGGATAAAAAATTGCTATAATAATGTATAAATTAAAAATGAGGAATGATAATGAGTAAAAGAATTGCATTTGTTTATCCGGCAAAGATAAACAATCCAGAAAAAACACTAGCTAAATTTATGGATAAACATATCAGCGATGAAGTTGACTATGTATTTCTTTGTTCTCAAGAAAAAGAAAAAATCCTAAAAAAAGACATAGATTGTGATATTGAAAAATTAAAACAAGACTATGAGATAGTAGTACCTATTGGCGCAGAAGCTCTAAAATATGTCTGTGGCCTTACAGGTATTACAAAATACAATGGGGTGTTTATTGAGAAAAAATTCTTACCACTGATTAACCCTTCTATGATTGTATTTAAGCCACAATATGAAGAAGACATTATTAAAGCTTTTAATATGCTAAATAAAATTTTACTTGGCGAAGTAGACAATACTTCTCATAAAAAAGACTATAGATTTATTGATACTCGTTCAGAATTTGAAGAATATCTTAAAGCATTACAACAAGCAGACCCTATCGTTGTAGATATTGAAACTTCTGGTCTCAATCCAAGAAGTTCTAATATTCTTGGTATTGCTCTAAGTACTAAACCACACGAAGGCATATACGCCTCTGCAGAAGTATGTCATGCCTATAAAGAACAACTACATGAGTTGTTTAAAACTAGAAGATGTATTTTTCATAATGGCAAGTTTGATATGGGATTTTTAATTTATGAATTTGGGTTTGAATTTCCTAAATTTGATGACACAATGCTCATGCACTATTGTCTAGAAGAAGCTGTAGGTACTCACGGTCTCAAACCTTTAGCATTAAGATTTACAGATCTTGGGGATTACGAAAAAGAATTAGACGACTATAAAAAAGTATTTTGTCGCAAAAATAAAATCAAATTAGATCAATTTAATTATGGTATGATTCCTATTGATATTCTAGCCCCTTATGCGGAAAAAGATGCAGACGCTACTTTTCAGTTATATAACAAATTTTGGCCTTTAATCGACCGTAGTGAAGGTTTTTCAAGTTTGTATAGAGATATTATGTTACCCGCGACATCTGCTCTTATGCGTCTTGAAAAAAACGGAGGTTATATTGACACTTCTATGTTAGAAAAAGTAAAAGAAGGATATGAAATTGATATTGAAGAGTGTATCGAAGAAATATCAATGCATGAGGCAGTACAAAGATATGAAAAATTAAATGAAAAGACTTTTAACCCAAATAGCACTATGCAGTTAAGAGAAGTATTTTTCAAAATACTTAGACTAAAATCTACTAAAAAGACATCGACAGGGGCAGAATCTACAGATAAAGAAGTACTACAAGAATTAAACCACCCACTAGCAGAAGCAATTCTTGACTTACGTGAAAAAACTAAATTGACAAATACTTATTTATCTAATATTCAAAACGGCACTGATCAAGATAGTCGTCTGCGTTCTGGGTTTAATATTCACGGAACTACGTCTGGGCGCTTATCGTCAAGCGGCAATCTTAATTATCAAAATATTCCTCGTGATAATAAAGATATTAAAAAAATGTTTAAAGCTAGACCAGGTTTTAGAATAATGCAATGTGATTTACAAACAGCTGAAGTTTATTATGCAGCAGCATTGAGTGGTGATAAGTTTTTACAAAAAGCTTTTATTGAAAAGTTAGATTTCCATTCTTATATCGCTAAACAAATATTTAATCTTCCTTGTGAGGTTAAGCAAGTAAAAAATACTTTTGGAGATAAGCGACAACATGCTAAAGCTATTACTTTTGGTATTATGTATCAAGCAGGTCCAGCAAAAGTTGCTGAAACAGCTGGGGTAGGTTTTCAAGAAGCAAAATCTTTTATTAATAAATATTTTAATGAAGCTTATAATCTTAAACGCTGGATTGACTCTGCAAACAGACAAATTGAGAATAATGCTTATATCTATTCTTATTTTGGTCGTAAACGCAGATTACCAGAATCTCGTTCTCCAAATCAAGGAGTTGCTAAACACGCGGTTCGTTCCGGAGTTAACTTTTTAGTTCAGTCAGTCGCATCAGATATTAATGTATTAGGACTAATTGATGCTATGAAATGGATTGATGATAATAACTATCAAGACGATATTCTTCCGTTTACAGTAGTTCACGATTCGATTGTTGCCGAGGTTAGAGAAGATCTTTGCCATGATTGGGCAGTTAATTGTACTAAGGCTCTTCAAACACCTAGAGGAGTAGAAATTGAAGGATGCCCTATTGGTGTAGATTTTGAAATTGGGGACAGTTGGGGAGAATTAGAAGGGTTTAAATGTTAAGAAATTACCCTGATAAATACAAAGAAAGACACGAAGTAGCCTTAAATAAGCTACATCCCGATGGTAGAATTTATTACAAACTCTATCCCAAAACTTCTATGACTTGTAGCCCATTTCATAAACTTTTTCATACCCAAATTGAAGAAGGAATAAAGCCTATAGTAAATTTACTTATTAAAAAAGGTTATTTTACTTTAGGAAGTTGTGAGGGTCATATCTCAGAAGGAGGTCACGCCTACGTATCATTTATAGTAGAAAATATAAATAATATTAACAATGTAAAAGACAAAATATCAAAAATAAAACAAATTACTACTTATAACACACATGATCATTCTATATATAGAGAAGGACTATTTAATATTAAATGGGATGAAATATCAGAAGAGGCCGAAAGTTTTAAAAGAAATGAGATGATAGAATCCTGTTTTAATAGTGATGGAAGCACTAATAAAATAACTACAGAGTCTTTAAATAAACTTTTTATGAAAAAGAATAAAAAATATTGGGTGATGGAGATAAGAATTAATGAAAATAATCATCCCATTAGTATTATAGATAGATTATTCTTAAAAAATAAAATTAGTAAATATAAGCTATTAAAAGCATTAAAGAATATAAGGAATAATTATGATTAGTAAAATGATAGATACAATAAAATATCCAGCGTTTGCTTTAAAAGACGTACCTTATAAAGTATATTATACCGACACTGATATAAGAATTACAAAACAACCCGATGGTAAAGAGTATATGTTTGATATTATGGTTGATAATGTAAATTCTTATGTCGAAAGACTATTTTATATGGAAGAAGAAGTTGAAAACAGAATACAATTTGACTATACTATTCTAAATAGGGAACAATTAGTGTTTAGCTATGAAAATATAGAATGGTGTGTAGATTCAGATGGGAAAATTTTTAATCTTGGACACAAACAAAACCTACCAGTAGAGTGTAGAAAAGTTAAAACAGTAAAAGAAGATAAAATATGGTTAGAGAAAGTTCTACACTCATTTGAATTAAAAGTTCCTTTAGAAGAAAGTAATATTGATGAACTATGGGCTACTATAGTAATGATTAATAATGAATGGTTTATAAAAAACTTTTCATATGAATATAAAAAGTATAGTAATTATTTAATTATATGATAGATAAAATAAAAATAAAATATGCGGAACTGTCAGATAAAATATATATTAACGGTACTCATATCAAAGACATAGAAAAGTTTGAAAGAGCATATAGTTACATACTAGATGATGTAACTTTTTATACCTATGAATATGACGAAGAAGAGGATATATATTCTGTTCCCTCAAACTCTTATTATAAATTAGATATTGAAGATTATATTGATAATAGAAACTTTTTTCTTAACGAGAAAGATAAGCATTTTACTTTTGCAGGAGATCTTCGTCAGGAGCAACAAGACGTAGTTGATTCATTCTTTAAAATAGGCAGAGTACGTAGTGGGCTATTTCAAGCACCTTGTGGATGGGGAAAAACCTATGCTGCTTGTTCATTAATATCGCAAGCAGATATGCCTACATTAATTATTGTTCATACTAAGTTGCTTTTTAAACAATGGCAACAAGAGTTAGAAAAATTAATTCCAAATTCTGTTATAGGATCTATAGGAGATGGGGAATTTAAAGTAACTAATCTTACAGTCGGTATATATAAAAGTGTTCATAATAATATGGAACAAATTAAAAATAAGTTTAGTTTAATATTTGTAGACGAAGCGCACCTGTGTCCTGCTGATTTATTTTCTACTACAGTTAACAATATCAATTGTAAAATTAAGATAGCTGTTACTGCTACACCCCGTAGAAAAGATGGTAAGCATATAGTATTAAATGATTTTTTTACTCCGTTTCGTGTTGTAGCTAGAGATGAAAAAGAACATGAAACACCTAGAATACAGGTTATCAGTACAGACGTTTCTTTTAATGTTATTGAACCTAAAAGAGACTGGTCTAGACAAATGAATAAAGTAACCCAGAGTAAAGTGCTTCTTTCTCTTATAGCTAAAGAAGCAACTCAAGACATAGCTAATGGTAGATGTTTATTAATCTTATCAGAACGAGTAGATATGCTAAAAACTCTTCAAAAAATGATAAATAAAAGTGTACTACTTATTGGAGAAACAGGAGAAGAAGATAGAAAAGATATATTAAAAACAGCAGGTTCTAAATATAAAGCTATTCTATCTACAAAAATATTTGATGAAGGCATCTCTTGTCATAGATTAGATACTTTGTATTTAACTTGCCCTAATAATAATCCAATAAAATTAGAACAAAGAATAGGTAGAATTATTAGAGAACACCCAGATAAAAAAGTTCCTCTAATAAAAGATTTCTGGTTTAAAGGAGCTATTGTTAATAATCAACAAAGAAAGCGGCTAGCATGGTATCAAAGTAGGAACTATATATTATGAAGTACAAGTATAGCTGGTTTGACTTGAGAGTTAAATCCAACTACGAACCAGAAGCTATATTAATCTTGACATATGCCCTAACAAAAAGCTATAATTCTATTATAGCCTGGAATTCAAAACACCTAATGAATTCTTTAAAAATTAATAGTATACCTAGTATACTATTTAAAAAAAATTTATTAATCAATTCTAAAAAAGGCATCATAGGAAATTATACAATTAAATTTCCCGATGCTTACTTTAAGAATAAGAAATTTTTATTCTTAAATATTCCCTTAGAATATAAGATTAATTACATATATTTATTAGGCCATAGAAAAATGTCTAATAATAATGATTATCTAAATTTAAATACTTTTAGAAACGAAATTGTAGCAAATTTAGATAATCCACTGTTAAAACACGGAAAAAACAACCTAAAATTCATATACGAAGGAGAATGATAAATGGTATCATGGGACAAAACACAAGGAATCAAATCACAAGGCTCTGGAGAGAGAAAAGAAATTCAAAGAATTACTCTTCAAAACGGAGATAATAAAATTAGACTAGTTGGTGAAGTAATGCCTCGCTATGTTTATTGGCTTACTACTAAAGATGGAAAACGTATGCCTGTTGAATGTTTAAAATTTGATAGAAACAACGAACAATTTTCAGGGACAGAAGATCCTTTTGACGAAATATCTCAAGATATTTATGCTGATAAACCGCAATTTGCTTATGTATGTAACGTAATTGATCGTAACGACAATCAAGTAAAACTTTTTGATTTAAAAGCAACTATTTATCGTCAGATTGTTGATTTTGCAAAAGATTCAGAATATGGAAACCCTGCTGACGACACTAGTGGTTACGACATCACTATTGTGAAGGAGAAAACTGGACCTCTTCCTCAAAACGTAAAATATACTGTTAGACCAGCTCGCGCCTCTACAGCATTAACTGATTCTGAGAAAGAAGCAGAACTTTTTGAATTAGATAGAATTTATAAAAGACCAGACTATACAGAACAAAAACGTTGGCTACTAGAAAATACTACTCTATTTGCGGGTGATGATGATAATTCTTTCTCACCAGAAAGCGTTGAGGATCTAGACTAATGGCAAAAAAATATAAGCTCTCTGATATTTTAGAAGAGAATACAAAATCAAATAGTAAACAAACTCCAAAGAAAAATGACGGAGATTCGATGTCTTTACCTGCCGCAATTAAACACGTAGAGGGGAATCAAGTAACTATAGATACATCTCTGCTTAGGCAGCATAATATATTTTTCGCTACTCCTTGTTATGGAGGGCTTATAACTGACCAATTTTTCTTAAGCATGTTTAAAACGACACAAACATTAATACAACACGGTATTAATTTTAGACTTACTACTTTAAGAAATGAGAGTTTAATTTCTAGAGCAAGAAACATTCTTACAGCTATGTTTTTAGAGAGTAATTGTACTCATTTAATGTTTATCGATGCTGATATTGAATGGGAACAAGATGCTATCATTAGAATGTTAGCGATGGATAAAGATCTTATTGCAGGAGCATATCCTAAAAAAACTTTACCAATTGATTATGCTATTAATCTAAAATTTGTTGATGAAGCACGTAAACAAGTAAGAGTAGAAAACGGCGCAGTTGAAGTACTAGATGCATCAACAGGATTTTTCTTGGTTAAAAGAACAGTTATTGAACAGATGATTGAATCTTATCCAGAATTATTCTATGTAAATGATAGTTCAATTGATCCTAAATATAATAAATATTGTTACTCTTTCTTTGATACTATTCACGATCCTGATGATAATAGATATTTATCCGAAGACTATACTTTCTGTCGTCGTTGGCAAAAAATTGGAGGAGAAATCTGGTTAGACCCTAATACCAAGCTTAATCATGTTGGTAGTTACACTTTTCAAGGTGATGTTAATAAGGTTTTTAATTGGGATAGATAATGACAAAAATATTACACTCAGCTGATTGGCATATTAATCTTCATAAGAAAAAAGTACCTATTGAGTGGCAAGAAAAACGCTTCAGGCTCATGTTCGAGAAACTACATGAGCTTGAAGATTCTTGTGATATTCATATAATAGCAGGAGATGTTTTTGATAGAAAACCTGAACCTGATGAAATATGTTTATTTCTTTCTTATATAAATTGTGTTTCTATACCTACTTATATAATTCCAGGTAATCATGAAGCAACTAAAAAAGGCGAAACTTTTCTAGAACATTTTTTAGAAGACGCTGTTATAACCAACACTAATGTAAGATTGTTTACAAAAAATAAAAGAATCAAAGAACCTGCCCAACCTGGAATTCAGTTTTGGCCATACGGAGAGTTACAACTTGATAACTTACCGGAATATGTAGAAGGTGATATACTAGTTGGCCATATTAGAGGAGAAGTTCCTCCTCATATCACTGCTGAATATGATTTTGAAAAACTTAGAAAATGGGGATTAATACTTCTCGGAGACATCCATTTTCATCACAGATATCAAGATTATGGGGCTTGGTATAGTGGAAGTCCTATAAATACTCATTTTGATAGAGACGAGTCTAAAGAATACGGAGTCAATGTTATAGATTTTATTGATAGTGCTAATTATGCAGTAAAATTTGTAGATTTAAATCTTCCAAAATTAATTAGAAAAACTATTAAAATAGAAGAAGAAATGATTCCTAATGATTTTCATCATGTTATTTATGAAGTTGTTGGCTCTATTGATGAATTGTCTAAGATTAAAAACTCTGAATTATTAGACAAGAAAGTTTCCTATGAACCCACAGAAGAATCTAAATTAGATTTGAAAAACTTAAATACTTATGAAGAATTAAAACTTTATTTAAAGTATATGAAAGTTTCAGATATTGAAGGAACTTTAAAAGAATACATTGATTTGAAAGCACAATAAATGATTAACTTACAACCTTTATTATCTAATAATACACAGTCAGATCCGTATTCCTTCTTTTTAGGTGCAAAAATACCTAAATGGGATATCTATAAAAATGATGTTGTCAATTTTTCTGTCAAAACTTTTAAAAAAGATTATAATCCTACAAAAGGTTATAATGTTTTATTAGATCCTAACAAGTTAGATATTATCAATACTATATATGATGATTTTTTAAAAATATGTTTTCACAATTTTGATAATATAAATGTAGTACCCCATAACAGAAAAATTATGTGGGCATACGTACAAAATAAAGAAAGATATAATTCAGTTTGGCACAATCATAAAAATACTACGACTATTAATGCAGTATGGTATCCAAGTGTTCCAGATGAATCTGGGACTCTCTCTATAAGAGACGGAGAAGGAGTAGGCGATATTCCTGTTAAAGAAGGTTGGATATACTTTTGGCCTTATTGGATGGATCACAAACCAAATCCTCAAAAACACTCTATGGATTGGAGAGTCAGTATAAATATTGAATTATTATCTGATACTCGCCCATCTTTTAAACCCACTAACACGCTATGGTAATTTAAATGTCTATTATTTTAAAAGAATTGAAATTCTCTAATATGTTTAGTTATGGAGAGAATAATAAAATAAGTTTTAATAAGAACAGAATAACTCAATTAACCGCCCCTAACGGAAGTGGAAAATCAAGCATTGCTTTAATTTTACAAGAAGTATTATATAATAAAAATATTAAAGGCATCAAAAAAGGAGATATTTTAAACAGACACAGTACTTCAAAAAATTGGGGCGCGTCCTTATCTTTCTCAAGCCTTAATAAAGAATATGTTGTGGAAATAAAAAGAACAGGTGCAACTACTAAAGTAAAATTTCTTGAGAACGAAACAGACTTAAGTGAACACAAAGTGTTAGATACTTATAAAAAAATTAATGAAATTATTGGGTTAGATTTTGAAGTATTTTCACAACTCACTTATCAATCTTCTACTGATTTGTTAGAGTTTCTTAAAGCAACAGACACAAATAGAAAAAAATTCTTAATAAACTTATTTAATCTAGAAAAATATATTACTATTGGAGAAGCTATAAAAGTAAAATTAAATAGTTCTGATAGAGAACAACTAAAACTCGAAGGCGAACTAAAAGGTGTTGTTAATTTTTTAGATAGTGCTACTATTGAAGAAGAAAAAGAAACAATTAAGGTTCCTAATATAGACGATACTTTAAGAAACTCGGTTGCCAGATTAGAAAATGAATTAGCAGATTATAATGATTTATGTAAAAAAATTGATAAAAATAATATGCTAATAGATGAAAGAAATTCTTTGTCTTTTGATGTCGCAATAACAGAGCCAGAATACAAAATATATGATAATTTACAATCTGAAATTACAAAAATACAAACAGAAATACAATCTATAGATAAAGATATAGCTAAAGGAAATAAAAGTTTATCTGATTTAGATACAGCAGATACATGTTACGCTTGTGGTCAAGCGCTTGATAATACTCATGCTGTTCAAATGAAAGAAAAACTTTGGAATGATATAAATGATTTTACTCAACACAGGAATGTAGCCAGAGAAAAATTATTTGAATTAAAAATTCAAAAAAACGAGATTCAATCAGAAATTGATGTGTTTTTAATTAATCAAAAAGCAGCTGAGAGATTTGAAAATCTTTCTCAGTTAATCGATTTTTCTTTACAAACTGATTATCCAGACTATTCTGATATTCAAAACAGATTAACAATTACAAAAGAAGAATTAAATAAACAAGAAAAAATTTATAAAGAAGCAACTGAGCATAACGAACAAGTAAAAATACATAATACTAAGGTGGAAGCTCTAAAAGAGCAAAAAATACAATTTACAAATAGACAAAAGCTATTAGATAATGATATTATTATTTTACAAAATAAAAATAAACATTTAAATATTCTTAAAAAAGCTTTCAGCACTACAGGTATTGTTGCTTTTAAATTAGAGAATTTAACAAAAGAACTTGAAGAACAAATAAACCAGTATTTATCAGAACTATCTGATGGACAGTTTCAAGTTATTTTTAGATTAGCAGGTGAGAAATTAAATATTGTTGTAATAAACAATGGTATTGAAACACCAATAGAAACTGTTTCAGGAGGAGAGTTCAGTCGAATTCAAACTTCCATACTATTAGCAATTAGAAAGGTTATGTCCAAGATTGGGGGTAATCACGTAAATCTATTATTCTTGGACGAAATAACAGGAGTACTAGATGATGAAGGTAAAGAAAAGTTAATAGAAGTACTAAGAGAAGAAGATGGTTTAAATGTTTTCTTAATATCTCACGATTTCACACACCCTTTAATTGATAAAATTCAAATTAAAAAAGAAAATAATGTAAGTACTATATAGGATTATATAAAATGACTGAAATAATTAAAAGAGACGGAACAAAAGAACTATTAAATATTGAAAAATTACATAAAGTAGTATTTTTTGCTTGTGAAGAGATTGCAGGAGTTTCTCCTAGCGAAGTAGAAATGCATAGTCAGCTTCAATTTTATGATGGTATTAAAAGTTCTGATATTCAAGAAACCTTAATCAAATCAGCAGCGGATCTTATTAGTGAAGATACTCCAAACTATCAATACGTAGCTGGGCGTCTTATTACATATCACCTTCGTAAAATGGTTTATGGACAATATGAACCTATTTCTTTACGTGAATTAGTAGAAAAAAATATTGAACGTGGTTTTTACGATTCTGAAATATTAAACTACTACACTAAAAAAGAGTTTGATATTCTAAATAAGCATATTAAACATAAGCGTGATGAAAATCTAACCTATGCTGCAATGGAGCAGTTTAGAGGTAAATATCTAGTTCAAAACCGTGTCACAAAGCAAATATTTGAAACACCTCAAATGGCTTATATGTTAATTGCAATGACTTTATTTAATAGTTATGATAAAGAAAATAGAATTAGATGGGTAAAAGAATATTATGATGCAATCAGTAACTTTGATATCAGTCTTCCTACTCCTGTAATGGCAGGTGTTCGCACACCACAAAGGCAATTTAGCTCTTGTGTCCTTATCGAAACAGATGATTCACTTGATAGCATCAATGCTACTACTAGTAGTGTTGTTAAATATGTCAGCCAAAAAGCAGGCATTGGGATTGGAGCAGGTAGTATTAGAGCACTTGGTACTCCAATCCGAAATGGGGATGCTTATCACACAGGAGTTATTCCTTTTTATAAAATGTTTCAAGCAGCGACACGATCCTGTTCTCAAGGAGGGGTACGAAACGGTGCCGCTACTTTATACTACCCAATTTGGCACTACGAAGTCGAAGATCTTTTAGTATTAAAAAATAATAAAGGTACTGAAGATAATAGGGTACGTCACATGGATTACGGAGTACAATTTAATAAATTAATGTACGAGCGTTTATTACAAGGAGGTGATATTACACTATTCTCTCCAAGTGACGTCCCACACCTACACTATTCTTTTTTTAATGATCAAGAATTGTTTAAAATTGTGTATGAAAAAGCAGAAAAAAATCCTGATATTCGTAAAAAAACTATTAAAGCAATTGATTTGTTTTCTATGTTTATGGAAGAACGTAAAAATACAGGACGCATTTATTTAATGAATGTAGACCATGCTAATACACACTCTTCTTTTGATGAAAAATTAGCTCCGATACATCAATCTAATCTATGTTGTGAAATTGATTTACCAACAAAACCTTTACGTGATTTTAATGATCCTGACGGAGAAATTGCTCTATGTACTCTTTCAGCAATCAATTGGGGTAATATTCGTAAACCAGAAGATTTTGCAAAACCTTGTGAACTTGCTGTTCGTGGATTAGATGCTTTGTTATCTTATCAACACTACCCTGTTTTGGCAGCAGAAATTTCTACAGATCTTAGAAGACCTTTGGGTATTGGTATTATCAACCTAGCATATTGGTTGGCTAAAAATAATACAACATATCAAAATCCAGATTTAGAGCTTATTGACGAATATGCAGAAGCATGGAGTTATTATTTAATTAAAGCTTCTAATGATTTAGCAATTGAACAAGGTTTTTGTCCTGGCTATGTGGAGACAAAATACGGTAAAGGTATTACTCCAAATCAAACATATAAAAAAGATGTTGATGAATTAGTACCTCATGTAGAGCGTATGGATTGGGAATCTCTAAGAAAAAGTTTAAAAGAGCATGGTATTAGAAATTCTACTTTAATGGCTTTGATGCCTGCAGAAACCTCAGCTCAGATTTCTAATGCTACAAACGGCATTGAGCCTCCTCGTAGTTTTGTAAGTATTAAACAATCAAAAGATGGAGTATTAAAGCAAGTTGTTCCAGGTATCCATAAACTAAAGAAAAAATATGATCTACTATGGGATCAAAAATCACCAGAAGGTTATTTAAAAATTATGGCAGTGTTACAAAAATACATTGACCAAGGCATTAGCGTAAACACCAGTTATAATCCGGTGCATTATGAAGATGAGAAAATTCCAATGAGTACTATGATTCAGCATTTATTGATGTTTTATAAATACGGTGGAAAACAATTATACTATTTTAATACCTACGATGGGCAGGGAGAAATAGATATAAATAAATTAGATGAAGAATTACCTTTAGAAGATATTGATGAAGGAGAATGTGAAAGTTGCGTGATATGAAAAAATTAATTATGATAGGATTATTAGTCTCTACCCCTGCTTTTGCAGAAGATGCTATCGTCAACGACCATTATAAAACAGTTATTGAGCAAAAACCTTACAAAGTAGAAGTTTGTAAAGATGTTACAGTATCAGGAGATAAAACAAAAGACACTTTAATGGGAGCCCTTATAGGCGGAGCAATAGGAAATAATGTTACTAAAAATGTTGAAAATGGCGGCGCCGTTGGAGCATTGTTAGGAGGTATTATTGCTAATCAAAACAGCGATGCTACTGGAGGAACAGCCAGACAGTGTTCTATAGAAACTCGTTACCAAGAAGAGTCAAAACAAGTATATAGTCATAGCACTGTTACTTTTTGGTCAAATGGAAAAAAATACAACTTAAGATTTGATAGGTGATAGGATGACAATATTAAACACAAAACAGAATGATCATACAAAAGCAAAAATGTTTTTTGATGACGAAGATTTAGGTATGCAAAGATATGATACTCTCAAATATCGTGCATTTGATAAGCTTACTGATAAACAACTTGGTTTTTTCTGGAGGCCAGAAGAAATAGATATTTTACGTGATGCAGCTGATTTTAAAAATCTTACAGAACACGAGCAGCATATTTTTACATCTAATTTAAAGCGTCAAATTGTTTTAGACTCTGTACAAGGTCGTGCTCCTGCAGAATCCTTTGGCTCTATCGTAGGAATACCTGAACTTGAAAATTGGATTATTACTTGGACTTTTTCTGAGACTATTCATTCACGTTCTTATACTCATATTATTCGTAATATCTACCCTAATCCATCAAAAGTGTTCGATGAAATGATGAATATTAGTGAAATTATAGACTGTGCAGATAGTATTTCTAAACATTATGATAAATTAATTGAAATGACTAAATGGTATCAACTATTAGGAGAAGGTACTCACGAAGTCAATGGTAAAACAATCAAGATAGATCTTTATGAGCTTAAAAAATTACTATACTTATGTATTGCCAGTGTAAATATTCTTGAAGGAGTTCGTTTCTATGTAAGTTTTGCTTGTAGTTGGGCATTTGCTGAATTGAAGAAAATGGAAGGTAATGCTAAAATTATTAAACTTATTGCCAGAGATGAAAATGTACACCTAGGCAGTACGCAACAAATACTAAAACTGCTTCCACAAGACGATCCCGAATTTATTAAAATCGCAAAAGAATGTGAAAAAGAAGTTATTAATATGTTTATCGAAGCAGTTGATCAAGAGAAACAATGGGCAGACTATTTGTTCAAGGACGGTTCAATGATTGGTCTTAATTCGCAACTACTAAAAGACTATATTGAATGGATTGGTAATAAGAGAATAACAGCTATAGGACTTAGCTCACCTTATTCTGTTCCTAGAGCCAATCCATTACCTTGGACACAAAAATGGATTAGTGGTGCTGAAGTACAAGTAGCACCACAAGAAACGGAAATTTCTTCATACGTAATCGGAGGTACTAAGCAAGATGTAACTAATGATTCGTTTAAGGGATTTTCACTTTAATAGAAAAGGAAAAAAAATGAAGTATTTTGAAAAAGTGTTTCATACTATAGTAATCAGTATATTTTTAGGTTTTATGTCAGCAATTGCTGTAGCATCAGAGCCTGTTAAGGTAGGTTTTGTATATGTCGGGCCTATCGGTGACCATGGCTGGACATATCGTCATGACATTGGTCGTCAACAAGTAGAAGAAGCATACGGAGACAAAGTTAAAACAATCTACGCCGAAAGCGTACAATATGGCCCTGATGCAGAACGTGTAATCCGGCAGATGGCAAAAGAAGGTGCTGACATCATCTTTGCTACAAGTTTTGGTTATATGGAACCAATGCTTAAAGTTGCTAAAGACTTTCCAAATGTAAAGTTTGAACATGCGACAGGTTATAAACGTGCAGACAATATGAGTACATACGGATTGCGCTTGTATCAAGCACGCCATGTGCAAGGTGTTATTGCAGGACTAATGACAAAGACAAACAAGATTTGTTATGTTGGTGCGTATCCTATTCCAGAAGTCATCCGTGAAATTAATACCTATTATATGGGTGCAAAGAGTGTAAATCCTAAAGTAGACATTGACATCATTTGGGTAAACACTTGGTACGATCCTAGTAAAGAAGCAGATGCTGCCAACGTTATGATGGCAGAAGGCTGTGACATGATGGCACAACACACTGATTCACCTGCTCCATTACAGGCTGCACAACTAAAAGGCAAGTTAGGTTTTGGTCAAGCAAGTGATCAGATCAAGTTTGCTCCTAAAGCACAACTTACAGCAACTATTGACAACTGGGGTCCTTACTACATTAAGAAAGTAGGGCAGGTTATTGATAGTAACTGGCAAGTTGAGGATTACTTTGGTCATATGAATGAAGATGCTGTGCAAATGGCGCCTTTTACAAATATGCCAGCAGACGTAGAAGCAAAAGCACAAGCAATTAAAGATGCTATTTCTAAAGGCGAGTACTTTGCATTTACAGGCCCAATTAAAGACAACACTGGTAAACTGCAACTTGCAGAAGGCGTTGTTGCTGACGATGCACACCTTAACAGCATGATGTATTATGTTGAAGGTATTGACGCAACGGTACCTAAGTAATGATTCCAGTTATTGATTTCACATGTGAATCAGTATTGGAAGAGATTCGCGAAGCCTACACAACTGTGGGCTTCGCTGTTTTTACTAATACACTAAATCCCAAAGATAAACAAACCATGCATCACTGGTTTGATTACATGAAGCAGTTCTTTGAATTGGACTTAGATACAAAAAAGAAATACAGTTATCAAGCAGAAAATAACTTAGGATACAGTGTAATGGGTGCAGAAAATGTAGACCCAACTGCTCCTAAAGATATGAAAGAAAGTTTTAATTACAATAATACTCGTATGCCTGACTCCCTATGGCCAGAGGAAGTTGACCTTCGTACAACAGGATTACAAACTATTCGTATTGCAGATGATCTAACACTGCGTATACTTGCTAAGTTTGATACTATCCTAGACTGCGGTACTACACTAGTAGATGCGCATCAGGATCCATATAATACAACACGCGTTATACACTATCCAGCATATACTGGCCCACTCGAAGATAAACAAATGAGAATAGGAGAGCACAGTGATTACGGCACTATTACTTTACTTTGGCAAATTAATGACGTTCCGGGTCTCGAAGTCCAAGATCTCAAAGGATCGTGGCATCCAGTCCCGTATGCAGAAGATGGAGTAGTGGTCAACATTGGTGACTTACTACAGCGTTGGACAAACGATTACTTTGTGAGTACAAAACATAGAGTAGTAAACACACACATTAACCAAACACGTTACAGTATGCCACACTTTGTGGATCCTACACCAGGAACTATTGT